GAAATCTCCGGGAACAGTTCATCGTAGAACTTGAAAAACGCCTTGATGTCTTTCAGGGGCACCACGCGATTGAGTTCTTTCAGGAGGACTTCCTGTGCGCGGTGTGGTCCCATGCGGTAGTGATGGCCATGCACCAGTCGCTTCCTGACAAATCGCTCCTTGGGGAAGTTTTTCTTGAACTGTGCCAATGAGGCCCGGAGGTCATCATCACTCCATGAGAGTTGCGGCAGGTCAGACGCTGGAATGGCTTTGTCCAGATGATACAACGCATAGGCATTGACGTAATCATGCACCCCCATTTTGGCCAACCGCACCAACTGGGGAGCCCGGGCGAAATACCCCACCAAGACCGCCTCAATCCCTGAGTAGTCAATCTCCCACAACTGCATCCCTGTGGGAGCCACGAACATGTCCTTGACCAGACTCTGCAGGCCACCCCCGTGGGGGATTTGTTGCAGGTTGGGATTGACCATTGAGGTGCGGAGCGTATCCGGGTTGTTGGTAATCGTGGGATGCACCCGGCCATCTGCCATCACGGGCAACCCTCCCACGACTGTGATGTCATTCGTGTCCCAATCGGCTTCGACTTTCCCAATATACGTCCCGGCGAGTTTCTGTACTTCACGGATATCCAGGACCAAGGGATACAGGGGGTCTTTGGGATACCGCAGCATCAACGCCCGGAGAGCGGTTTCATCGGTTGTGCGCTTCCCTTGACGCTTGATGGCTCTGTGCTTGTGGAAGTCCTGCCATTTTTGAATCCCCTGCCAACTCACCACAAACGGGAGTGGGACGTGCCACCCTTCAGCCTGTTGGGTGATGGTGTGTAACTCTCCTTTGCAGGGATGCTTGGAGGTTAACTTGCCTGTTTTTCCACACACCATACATTGCTTGACCTCGACATCCAGCAGGACCATATGTCCATCAGGAAACTGCGCTGCAGCTTTGTCTTTCTGCTTGTAGAGCTTTGAGGGCTTGAGGTCGTCAGGTACAATTTTTTGGATCTGGGCATCCAGATCCCGGAGCTTGATATGCAATGTCATGGCATGGGCTTTGCGTTTCTTTCCATCTACGCGCATTCCCATACGGTGCATATGCTGATACACCGGCTCACAATCGACAATCTGCTCCATGTAGGTCTTCCACATCCCAGCCTCAGACAGCAACTGCCAGCACTTCTGGGTAATGCGTAACGCCACGTCACTATCGGTCGCGTTGTAATACGCCGGACTGTCCCGGTTCAAATGCTTCCAGCGTTTCTGGTCGCGGAGAATCATACTCGCCACGAATCCCAGACTCTTGGGCAGGTCGGAGTGGAGGACATGCCATGCAATCATGCCATCAAAGACCGTCCCTTCAATCTTAAACCCTCTGGCTTCCAGTCGAGGACAGTCAAAGGCCGCATTCCAGACAATCTTGGGATTGGGACAACTCAACGCCCGGGCAATGGTAGGTTCGTAGGCTTTGGTCGCGGGGATACTCAACGCCTGAAAGGGTTCCGTGGAAAAACTAATCCGCTTGATGGGATTCTTGGACTTCAAATCCAAATCATCCTCATCCCGACGTTTGTCCATCGTTTCAATATCAAAGCTCACGGTCTTTCCGTGACAAATCGCCCGTTCTACCCATGCCCGAGCGGCATCAGGTCCCGGGTCAAGGGCATAGCGTGTATCTCCTGATTGCCAACCCTGGTCAGCCAACTCTACAGCCGCCTGCAAGTCCCGAATCAACACGGACGCAAAGTGCGGATTTCCGCGCAGGATATAGCTGGGATGCACTGACGGTAATAACTGGTAGGTTCTCCACGGCTGCACATAGCCACGCATTCCCAGAATTTCTCCTTCGGGAATAAATCGCCGTAACGCCGTGTTCCCCAAGGGCACAATTACCTTGGGTTGCAGTTGTTCAATGAGAGGCCAGAGGTGTTGTGTCCAGCATTGGTGCAGGGCCTGTGTGGCATAACTCCCCTGCATGTTGTTGTCGGGAGGACGACACCAGACCGCATTGGCAATCCAGAAATCATCACGCTGTAATCCTGCCCGGGTAATACTGTCTCCAAGGATTTTTCCGGCGGGTCCCACGAATGGTGTGCCTCGTTCGGCTTCGACTTCTCCCAGTGCTTCTCCCACCAGCAGCACCTGCGAGGTTCCGTTGCCGTCAGGCTGCATAAAACCCGTGCCGAGGGTATGGAGCGCACACCCCCGACACGTTCGCGGTTTCTTGAGCATTATCTGGGCGTGATGTAGTAACGAATCTTCGCCCTGGCCGGAACTTTCCGACCGCTGGTGGGTTCAACGACATACGGGAGCTTCTGCCCGGGATTTTCCGGGTCATCCCCGAAGTCCTTGTAGGTGTCTGCCAATGTTTCTTTTGTTTCCGTGTCATAACATTGCCAGTCCACAAAGGCTTCAAAGGTCGCGCCGAAGGTCGCTTCGATCGCCTGCACCCATTCGTCCATATCTGCTGAACGCACAGGAGCCACACCACAGGCTTTGAGATAATCTGTCAGCCGGGAACTACCAGCCAACCGCCCCATGGTACGAGGCTTGGAACTGCACCGTTCAAACCGCAACCGTGCGTCATGGTTCTCCGGGGCATCCACGATTTCAATCGGGTCTAACACAATCCGCAACATCCCTTCGTGATCTTCATAGGTCACTTTTTCCGGGGCTTTCATCAAATACCGCCCGGATGGGACCGGTGGAGCGGCGGGACGATCATACGCATCCCACTGGGTTGGATCTGGGGCACTGAGTTCTGTTGGATTAACGGTCATACTGTTCCTTTCTTGAGTTTAGTAACGAGTTCTTCCTCGGCTGCACGTTCCCGGGCCTGAATCAAGGTCAGGGCCTTGACCAGACTGGCGGGTTCCACAGCATTGGGAACTGGAACCGATGCTCCCTCTCGGGGCAATCGGGGATTACTGAGGACCACCGTACGCGACCCCAGTTGTGGGTCGGAGTGCGGAGCCAGATGCAAATAATATTTTCCCTGATTCATGGAACAGCGGAAGGTGTAGTCCAGCCAGCGTGGGAGTTGGCCGGTCAAGGATTCTCCCACCACTAGGGGTCCCACGATAGGCGTGTTTTGGGAGCTTTCCCCTCGCCGCACTCCTGCCGTGTAGATATGCGCCACCGGAGGTTTATCAGCCAACACCCCCTCGCGGATTTGCAACTGCACCATGCCATAGTGTGCCCGGTTCGATGTGCCCAGTTTCAAGGTGTCCACATCTTCCCGAATCACCACATTCCATGCCCCCTCGCCGCCGACATTGGTGCCTTCTGCTGACATCTGCGCCAATGATGACATTAAGAGTTCTGCATATGCCGTGAGGCCTTCATGCACAATCAACCCCACGTCCTCGTCTGCCACGCTGCGATATTTTTTGCCTGACACTCTGACTTCACCACGCAAGGCATGATTCACCCACAGCCATGCATTGCCGTGTGGTTCCAGCAATTCCACCACACCATGCTTCGCCAAAGTGCGATAGGGCTTGGCTGATCCCTTATCGGCCAGGAAGACCACGGTGCGTTTGTTGTGGGTGACTTTTAGTTCGGTAATGAGTTCAGCGATGAGTGTCGATTTGCCATGCCCGGTATCTCCATACAACAGCACAGAGAGTTCTGACGGTAATTCCAGCTTTGCCATTGATTCCCCTTAATCGATAAGGTCTGCGACCACGCCAAGTAGAAGCATTCCAACCATAAACAAGTAAAGCATGATAGTCAAGGGATTATACGCTCCCATGTGTGCATACTTTGGATCAGGTTCTGCCATCTGTTTGCGTTTTCGTGCCATTCATGTCTCCTTGGAGCTGATGCTCGGCTTTGTGGTGGGGGACACGGGGTTGATACAGGCCGGACCCCACGGGATCACGCCGGACCTGTTTGTTCCAACAACATTCCAGATAGGGACACGCCCCATACTGGGATTCACATTCACTGAAATTCTGGGGAAAGACTCGATCCATGACTTCCCCTGATACAGTCCCTTTTACCTCCGCAATAGCTTTTTCCCGGTAGTTCCGCTGCCGGAGAAATGAGTGCATCATGTCGTAGTTGACGAAGATCGGCTGGGTGCGTGGGAAGCAATTGGCCACGGTGCCCGGTTCGGTTTCCTGCAACCAGTCAATCCAGCCTTCCAGTCCCCGGGTCTTGATACGGTTGGTGCCCTCAAATTCTGTGGTCGGGTAGCGTTCAAATCCGGCCTTTCGCTTGAGGCTGTATTGGGTGCCATACAATCCCGGACTGCCGAATTTCCGATAGCCATACATCAAGGGGTGGTAAATCTTTCCGGCGCGGGAGGTGCCCTTGTAGAGTCCCTGCACCCATGCCCCGGCCATCCGTTCCCCTGTCGCCTGCTCACAGGCCAGGACAGTCAGTTGTTGCTGGAGGGCATGCATCCATTTCCGGTTCCCCCATCCGGCTGAGTAGGTTTTGAAGTCGGGATACCACAAATCACCAGTCGTGTTCTCACGGAGGAGGAGATCGGGACGCATCATATACAAAATCCCCTCATGCTCCATTTCCAGTTCCTGCTCCACCGCGACTTTGGTGAAATTCTTCTGCCACTCGGGCCAGACAATCTTCCCAAATCCCCACAACAACGCTTTGCAGAGCTGTTGGTGGTCTGGAGAGAGGGCTGTCCATGCATCGAGCTGCTCCAAATGTAGACAGGCGGCATCTGCACCCCCCTGTGCATGTTCTGTCAACACTTCCAATCCCTCATGTACTGCGATTCCCAGATTCAGGGCAATGGGGGTGGTTGCAGGTACAATCCCCCCATCCTGATACTCGGTCAGCCAGTACCGCTTCCGCATGCATTTCCAATCTGCTTCGATTCGTGTGCGATCAACAAGTTCCATTGCCATTTCCTTCCTGTGCTATGATGCCCCTTATGCATTTCAATACATTTCTTCCACCCAGCGAGGTTAGTGTGCTTGCCGGGGCATCTGGGAGTGGCAAAAGCACACTGATTCTTCAATTTCTCAAGGCGTGGGGACAAAAAGAACAGTTTCTGGACATTCCCACTCCCCCTGATCAAGTCTCCTATATCGCTGGGGACCGATCCATTCACTCGTTATATCACCGGGCACAGGATGTTGGACTGGACATGAAAACTGTCTCCCATGCATCCCTGATTGATAACCCGGATGTTGATATTCGCCTGTTTCAATATGATTCGCTGAGCCTGCTGTTTAAGCTGCTGGATCAACTGCAAGGGCCGCTGTTCATTATTGACCCGTTGATCATTTTTCTGGGTGTGGACCTGAACCGTTACCATCTTGTTGCCCCCCAACTCATTCGACTGAACCGCTATTGCCAAGACAAAGGCTACACCATCCTCGGAACTCATCATACTACCAAAGCTCGCTCCGACTTTCAATTTCTCAGACCACAGGACCGCATTTCAGGGAGTTCTGCCCTCAGTGCGTTTACGTCCACGCAACTTGCCCTCTCGACAGTCGAAGAATCACAAGGCATGGATGATGCTGCACGGTTGGACATTGTCTCACACTTGGCCGCGCCTGAAACACACTGGCTCAATCGAGATGCCCAAGGCCTGTTTCTCCCCATGGGACCAGATGCCGATCGCGTGATTCAATCCTGCGGTACCGTGGGGCTGGCGATTTATCAACTCCTGCCATCAGGCACCAGCATGTCCACACAGGAGATTCTCACATCCCTGGGCGATGCGGCGAGCCGTGCCACGGTCTATCGACAACTTGAAAAACTTGTAGATTTGGGATTACTCACAAAGGCAGGACGTGGGCAGTATGAAAAGGGGCAGACCCACTGAGCCTGCCCCCTTCCGTTAACCGATAGATTGCTTGGTAAAAAACCGCAGAATAATGTTCGCCACTGCCAGACATTGTCCCACGATTTCAGGGTTGGGTTCCTCGACCGCACTCGCCACGCCCAAGGTGGCCAGATTGAGCCAGAAGGTCTTACTCTTCCACCAGCGTTTCATGTGTCTCTCCTTGATGTAATGGTTACGTCTTCCCCGCTAAAATCTTCCCGAATCTGCTGCAAGGCTTTTTCGTAGGTTGTCGCTCGGATGTTCACCAGTTCCATCTGTCCTTTCCGGTGCGACTCCTGACGTTCTACCCAAAAACTATGCAGCAGGAGCATGTCCTTCACTCCTGTAATATATGCCGCATCTTCCACTGTAAACATACACCCCCCTTATTGAATTGGCCCCATTGAGGTCGTCCCCACTGCGCGATCCAGCAGCACATTCATCTGCAAGACTTTGGCATGACGAGCCACAATGGAGTCTTCCTGTTGTAGTAACACCCCAATCGTTGAAATACAGGCAATAAAACATTGATTCATGGTCAGGTCATCTTGCTCGGCATTGGAATGAATAGACACTGCAAACTCCAAGGCTTTCACAAACTCTTCAACCGTGACATCAAACTCTTCGGCCGCACGTTGAAGTCCTTCCATATCCTGTGGTCCAATAAAGTCTTTCATCCAGTCCACGCTCCCCGTCGTTGCTTGATATCGAATTCGACATGGCAATGATTCTGGTGCTGGTCATCTGACTTCCATAGGATATCAAACCCCAGCCCCAA